GCACTGCGCTCTATCCTAATCACAGATGTATGGCATCTCGCATACATGTGCCTGACTAACGTCGAATCACGCTGTCGCAAGAAGCGATAAACGCGGCTCTAGTTAGCGGTGCATCATGCAGCAAGTTAGCCATCATTTGGATCACCCTCACACTGGCAGCTTTATTGAGAAATTAGGCTGTCATGTGATACCCACCTCGATTTCACTTGAACTCGAGGCCTCTGCGCAACACCATGCGTCCAGGGAATTCCTGGACCAGGGCGCTCTGTGAAGAGCTGTAGAAACGCAGTGTCGTCATTGGTTGGCGACCTACTGGACGACTCAATGCGAGTCAGAACGTAGATCTCTTCTCGCTGCAGGTCTGAATTCCATCGGCGTCGAAACGCCATGTTATCAGGTTCTGTGCGAGATTTGTATCCAAAGGCGCCAGATCGTTGGGCTACATCCGGTATGTACCGGGGTAGTGTCGACGCGAGATACGCGGCTGTCGATAGCATAAACTTTTGGTAAAAGTTGTTTGCTGTCGCCACCACACTCGCTAACGAGGCTGGTTTGCCATCGTACCAACCATGCCAATACGCAGGGGTCACGTCGACCCCGCGAAAGGCATCAACGCCACAGGACTCCCTGAACTCTCCAGTCCAGTAAGTCTTTGTGTCGTTAATCTTGAAGTGTAATACTTCAAGCAGCTGTACGAGAAGCTCCCGACAGTCAGAGGGAATGACTATGTCATCCCCAAAGACGGCGATGCTTCCTCGGAGGGACTCAATGTTCTTCAACGTAGCATTAAGCCCGCGCTTTACCAAGGCGCAGGACACTGCCACGCAAAGAAATATGAGCGATTCCACCGGGAAGGTACAGGCGCTACCCATAGTTGAGAATTTTCTCAGCCGGATGACCTCAGGCGCTCGCGCGCTGAGAGATTGTCCGACGCTACGGGTTCGAGTTGCACGCAGGGCAGATAAGAGGCGGGAATTCCGCCTGAATGCCTGCCCAACAGCGTGACAAGACACTCGATCGCTAGCTGCCGACAAGTCGACAGTAGCCAACGAGCCGTCTCCTGAGCCAATCCGGGCAAGCTCTTGATTGAGTCGCTGATCGCGAAAGCGAACAAACGAGCCAATCCAGCAAGCTGCGGATCGGTCGGAGAAATAGTGCCACAGGTTTTGTTGGCACCATTGATTCGCGCTCGGCTCCGCGGCGATGAGCCGCGGTTTCGAGAACGATTTCGGGACAGCGACCATCCTTGAACTTTGGTTCTCTGAACCACAGTCCGAAAGATGAGACTGTCGTGTTGCCCAAGCCGAATAGCTATGGAAAGCATAATCGGCGAACGGGAACTCGGTTTCCAGAGTTTCTGACCAGGCGCGCCAACTATACTTGTTGGCGATCCCAGTAAACTCTGCAACAGCTCCTGGTCCGTGCTTGAACCTCCAATCGGATGGATCGTAAGATCCGAGACTGGCGGTAAGGATTCCTGACACTTTGTCAAGAACCCCAAGGACGATCGTGAGAACTTTCCGCGAATGCGGAAAGAGAGCGTTAGCTCGCGCCCCGTAGAGGGACGACTTTTCGAAACCATGAAAGGTCTCCTTTATAGAGGCGTGGGCCTCGGTCTCTCCCTCCCAAAACCGATCTGGTTCGGGCAGGGTCTGATCGACTGCATAGAATTCCTCGACTTCCGTCGCGGCCTTTTCTGCAGTGCAAGGGAAGCTAGCTTTCTTCGCGGCAAAAACAATCTGCCGCAAGAATGTGATAGCCTCCAGGTTTGCGTCGTCCTTCAAACGACCAGCGTTGTCAAAAATCAGTAGGTATAACCCCTGCAAGAATGCAGGGACTAATACACGACCTGAGACCCTCTTCGTCAGAGGAAGTCCAGATCGGTGGTACTGACCGTTGGATAAGCACCTATCAAAGTGCTTACCAATCTTCGGGAGGGTTTCCATGTAAACGGAAATTCCTCTCGAATCAACAACGCTTTGAAGATGGGTGAGATCTCTCTCAAGTTCCATCCTCAGTGTCGGGAAGGCATATATAGCATCTTGGAAGATGTGTTTATATACCTTTCTCAACTCACTAACATGGCGATTAGACATGCAAAGGATTAAACTCCTCCGGTATGTCCCATGCGTCAAGTAGTACGATCAATCAACAATTCTGGTTGTCATCCTTAGAGCCCTCGCGACGAGCGAGGGAGATCATAGGAATTACGACTCCCAGTTCAACAAAGCTGACAGGATTGCATTCGAAGACAAGATCATCTTGTCGGCGACCGCATCCTCAAGTGCGACCGAAGTTGCCCCAGGTTTATTTTCGATGACGAAATAAAACTTGCGGTAGAACTCCGGCACTCCCGACGCCTCGAAGGTGGTACGAACCACCTCAAAGTTGTG